AGTGTCCGTCTAGTATATATATTACTGGTGAATGGTTCAAAACACTCGTTATTACCTAATATTTGGGCAGTACTAGCAGTTGGCATGGGTGCTAATAAAAGCGAGTTACGGATTCCATAGGTCTTAATTGATTCTTTTAAGCACATCCAGTCGTATCTATCAGATGGTGTGACATTCCACATATCAAACTGAAGTATTCCTTGACTCGTAGGTGAACCTTCAAATGAACTATATGACCCACTATACGATTTTTTATTCAGATGCTCTTCATAACTATTTAAAAGTGACGGACATCCATTATTTATTGTGTTACTTCTCTCTTTGGATGTTTCCATAGATTGTTCTAATGCTGCGTGATAAATCGTTTCAAAAATTAGTTTGTTAACTGTTTTGGCAGATTCACTGTAAAATGGAATATCCATGAGAGCAAATGTGTCGGCTAATCCTTGAACACCAATTCCAATTGGACGATGACGCATATTGCTGCGTTTAGTTTTTTCAGTTGGATAAAAATTAATATCAATAACCCTGTTTAAATTTCCAGTTACAATTTTAGTGACTTCATGTAATTTATTGTAATCAAATAATTTGTTCTTTACAAAATTAGAAAGAGCTATACTGGCTAGATTACATACAGCAGTCTCTTTGTCGTCGCTATATTCAATTATTTCAGTACATAAGTTTGATGACTTAATCGTACCTATATTTTTTTGATTTGATTTTAGATTAGCAGCATCCTTATATAAAATATATGGTGTACCGGTTTCCATTTGACTATCCATTATTTTAAACCACAAGTCACGGGCTTTTATAGTTTTTCTTCCTTTATTTTGTCTCTCGTACATTGTATATAAACTTACGAATTTTTCACCATATACATCCGACAAGCCTGGACATTCGTCTGGACACATAATCGTCCATTCACCATTTGCCTTTACTCGTTCCATAAATAAGTCTGGTATCCAAAGAGCGTAGAATAGATCTCGTGCTTTCATCTCTTCGTCACCGTGATTTTTCTTCAGTTCTAGAAAGTCAACAATATCTGCGTGCCATGGTTCCAAGTAAATAGCGAAACTTCCATTGCGTTTTCCAGACTGATTTACATAACGGGCAGTAGCATTGTATACGCGTAACATTGGTACCAATCCATCTGTTTTACCATTCGTTCCGCGAATAAAACTACCAGATGCACGAATATTATGGATATGTAATCCAATACCACCTGAATATTTGGATATTTGAGCACAATCAGATAATGTATTATAAATACCGGTAATACTATCTTCTTCGAGTGACAATAAATAACAAGAACTTAATTGAGATGTAGGTGTTCCTGCATTAAATAATGTTGGAGTAGCATGAGTAAAATATTTCTGGGACATCAAGTCATATGTCTGCTTAACATTTGTTATATTATTCCCATGAATTGCTATAGCGGTTCTTAACCATAAATACTGCGGTCGTTCAACAATTACACCGTTAATTTTCATTAGATATGATTTTTCTAGTGTTTTAAATCCAAAATAATCGATTAAATAATCACGCTTATGATCAATCATTTCGTCAAATATTTCTTTACTCATACAAACAATTGAATAGAAATCGTTACTAACCAATGGCATATGTTTATTATGTACATCTTTAAAATTGTACAACTCACTAACAACTGAAGAAAAAGAACTAGATGTATTCTTATGATGATTCGATACAATAAGATGACCGGCCAATGTATTATAATCTGGATGTTGTACACTTAATGAGGCGCATTGTTCAGCGGTTAATTCATCTATTTTAGAAGTCGGAATTCCATCATACAACTGGTCAATTACCTTCATTACAAATGTCGTATAATTTAGTTTAATTCCGCATTCGGTACCTATGCTTTTAACACGCTTTAATATTTTATCAAATCCGATATTTTCATATTTGCCATTTCGTTTGATAACGCGCATTTCATGTTCAACTGATGCCATATAAATATAATATATACATTATTTTAAACCCTTTTCTTGTAATATCCCGCAAAGGTTGTTTGGAATATCAATGGGTATACTCATGGTGAATAAACGATGATATAAGATGTATACTTACCAACTATAGGTGTTCGGTAAAGTAACCCGGCAAAATAAATAAAAATATTTTTATTTTATATAATGGAAATATTATTTAATAAACCAATGTATTTGATTTTAGCATTAATAACAACTCTAGTATTTATAATTGTTGTATTTAAATATGCGAAAATATATGAAGGCTATAGTAATTTAGATTTTGGATATTATCCGATTGATGTAAATGTGCCTATTTTATACGAGGATTATCCTCTGAAAAAAAAGATGGGTGTTTCAAACAATAGTTATCAAATGAATTCTTCATACTATCCAATATTTGGATCTTCTTATGGTCAATACACAAATAATGTAAGATATTGGTCCACACCTAATAATGGCCTATGTTCACCTGCTATTTTTTGTGGAGGATTATACGAGAATAAAAAACTTGATATTCCACCTACACCTGATGCCATACCCTTTTCATCACCTGATATTAGAGTAAATTATTACAAGTCAGATAAATTAGTTTGTCAGAATTAGATGAGATGTTCACACGCTTGAATAGGATTATACACCCATCCATTTACACATTTGATTAGATAGTTATAGCGTATATCTATCTAATCAAATGGTAGGTGATCATGTATCGATATACATGATTTGGGTTTCTTCTTTGTCATTATCAATATTAATGAAACAGGTATTTTTTGTTAGTATATTTGAGGAAGCACCTGATAATAGTCCAAATTCAGATGTGGAGTTGTTAACATAATTAGACTTGACTCTGGTACGATTAATTCGCTTTGGCAGTCTATGATCATATCCCGTTTTTTTTTCGGTTTCGATAATATTCCATACAGATTGTATATGAGGTATAGCGTGTTTAAACCATTCTCTGTTACGGAGAACCAATATACAACTATACTGTTCTAACCGCCAATATATAGTTTTTATCCATGTTAAACCAGCATGTCTTTCCATTATATTATTGTACCATATATCGAACGATTCTTTTGATATATACAACGGCATATATTCATACAATGGTTTACCTTCTTTTATAAAATAAACGATGATGCCTTTTAGTTCGTCATTCTCTGTAAAGGTAAATGATCCGTCATTCGTAAAGGCATCTTCGTCTGGATACTCTTTAAAGGATGTTTCTAAAAAATCACATTCATTTAAATTACATGTTTCCATCTGAAGCTGCATCTGAATCCAGTAGTCTTCTTTTGGATTACCGGTTATTTCTCTCGATGTCGGATTTTTTATTTCCAACATCCTACCGTATCTATCAGATGACATATCTACATTGATACCATCAGGTGATGCTCCTAAAAAGGAATAAATATCGTGTTGGATACAACCATAGTCCCTGACCTTTGTTTTGTATTTGTATTCGTAGAACATAATTGAAACATCTTCATACTTATTTCCATGATGCATGGGTGTTTCTGTATTTACACTATCATAGTTAGATACATTAATCGGTTTACATTTTTCGACGATTATCTGATTAATAGTAGATTGTGATTTAAAAACCTTCCAAGCAGAACTAGCCGTAATTAAATTGTGACGAAATATATACCATTCACTTGTTTTTTGTTGTGGTTGAGGTTTACTTTCGATACACGATATTTTTTCTTGGAGTTGTTGTTTATTTGGGATTTTTCTAATAAATGTATGATCATATGACCGTTTAGGGTAATACTTTGTAAAATAGATTTTAACTACTTTATCGTATATGATATTTAACGCGTCGAGGATTGCGATTTCATCATATAAACCATGTAAACCAACTAACACGTTAGAAATTACATAATCCTTCAAATCATCTTCAACATATGGAGAGCTGAATCCTAACGGATTTGTTTCAATATAAGTATCTATAACATTACTTATAGTTAATTCGACTTCATCCTGTTCTGAATTAGATAATATACCACATTCATTTTTTGTTTGTTTAATTGGATTACATCGGGTGTCTCCTTGTTTCTGATCATTAGCTCGATTGTCCTTAGTTCGCGTATTAATAACAATTGAACTATGATCAGACTTGGTTGAAAAGTAAGGAATATCAAAATTACATATAATGTTTACTAGGTTAGATAGTTGAGACAGTAACATTTTATGTATGTTATTATAATACAAATAAAATGTTTAAATATGTACCGATATTATATTAATCTTGGTAGATAGATGTTGTTGTTGTTGGATATAAAATAGATACAAATTAGATATCAATTTTATATTTTACTTCCTTGAATAGTTATGGTTGTTGAATTTTAGTTTTAGAATCCTTTTTTTTTGGGGCCAATGATTTTAATGTGGATGGTCGTTTATCGCATCGTTTTAGTGTAAACTTTTTGGTAGATACATTATATTGTAATGCGGGTATAGAAAGAATTTTACCGTTTTCCTTGTCATAAATAACTTCTTTTGTTTTTAAAAGCTTCTTTCTATCCAGGTTAGTATATAACATGTTAATCAGATCTGATTTGTCTTCTCCCGAATAATTATGTTCATTACAATATGAGTATACGAATTCATTAAACTTGAGTAGTTTAGATGTTTTATTTAATTTTGTCCATGGATCGCCTGAATTATTATTCTTTTCATCCTCGAGGAATTCATCCAAGTTCGACATGTTTTCCTTTGTTTCTTGTTTTTCCTCAATAGTATTGTTTAATAACATTGACTTGTACTTTATGTTCTTTAATTCAACGCACTCGTCTTTCATTATTTAACTATATAAAAATCAGTTTATATTATTTTAAAATAATATAAATAAAATCTTATATATTTTAATTTTAATGAACAAGTCAATTGAAATCTCAGGCAAGAGGAACATTGATATTCTTAATCCAACTAAATCTAATAAACGCAGTGATGCATTAAAGTACATATTTATTATAGAATATTATGAGTATAACACACAAACCCGTATAATAAATAGATTATATTTAAATGAAACATTTGAGCATGATTGGCTAGTGAAGAGAGAATTGAATAAAAAAATATCAGGGTACAAAAACCAAGATGTACATAAAAAACAACTAGACGTAGACAAATTAATTTCGTTGGAACAAACCATTGAATTACTAGTAGTTAGTAAATTACAATGTTTTTACTGTAAGGATAAATGCGAATTATTATATATTGATTGTTTTTCAAAAAAACAATGGACGCTAGATAGAATCGATAATTCATTTGGACACAATCATGATAATGTAGTAATTTGTTGTTTAGAGTGTAATATTAAGAGGGGTGATATGGATAGTGATAGATTTAAAAAAGGAAAAGCAATTAAAATAGTTAGAAAACAATTTTAAAAATAATGATAAAAATTATATGAACGATATAATTTTTATTAAATGGTCACCTTCAGTAAACGATCAGTTCTATGAACAAAGTAAAATAAAAGACAAACATAAAATATTAGGGAGTCAAGTAATGGAGACGATTCTTCAAGAAGGATGTGATTTTATACAAAACGAGACAAAAAGGGAATCTAATTTTAATAGAATGAATGAGCGTGAATTAGTAGCACAAACCAACATGAACCCGTTTTTATCATCCAACTATTTAGAAGATTTACATATTCAAGAGACATTTTTAACACCGCAAAATTCAAACTCTCTTCACAAATAGTATAGATCACTATACTATTTACATCACGGAAGATAATCCTTGCTTATGATGTGAATATAATTAGTATTTTTTAGTATAACGGTGAGGTCTGGACTTGGACTTGGACTTGGACTTGGACTTGGACCTGGACTTGGACTTGGACTTGGACTTGGACTTGGACTTGGACTTGGACTTGGACTTGGACTTGGACTTGGAC